ATTATCGCATCATATGGAACTTTCTCAACTGGTATTAATATTCGCAATCTGCATAATGTCATATTTGCATCACCAAATAAATCAAAAATTAGAAATTTACAAAGTATAGGAAGAGTTTTAAGAAAAGGTGATAATAAAATTAAAGCAACTCTTTTTGATATTGCTGATGACATTACATACGGAACCTCAAAAAATTACACTTTAAATCATATGATGGAGAGAGTTAAAATTTATAATGAAGAAAACTTTAATTATGAGATGCTTACAATACCCTTAAAAAAATGTCAAATAAATTTTTAGCAATTGTAAAACTTAATACAGGAGAAGAAGTTATTGCAAAAATTGAATCCTCACCAGAATTAGATGCAATATCATTAGATTGCCCAGCAATGGTTGGTCAGTCAGCTTTCTCAAGAAAGCCTGGATTAAGTATCATTAAGATTGAACCTTGGATTAAAACAGGTAGAGAAAAGTTATATATAGTGGAGATGAGTAACGTTATCACTACATGTGAAATTACTGATGAGGAAGTTATCTCTGCTTACAATAATTTTGTAAAAGCATATTATGAGACTCCAGTTCCCGAACTCAAACCAAAACCAAAAATGACAAAAGAGATGGGTTATATATCTAACGTTAAAGATGCTCGTAAGAGCCTAGAGAATATCTTTAATAATAGCTAATCTTATCCTCTGAACCTCTACAAAGGTTATTGTACTTGTTTTTTAAGGTATTGTCAAGCGTTTGAAAATAGTGTATAATAATGTTATGAATGAACAACACAATCAATGCATTCCATGCCACGGACAAGAAAAAGATCGGAACACTATGTAAACAACAAAGAGTTCCTTGCAGCTATCGTTGAGTACAAGGAGAAGGTCGCCTTGGCTGAAGAGAGAGGTGAAGATAAACCTCGTATTACTAATTATCTTGGAGAGTGTTTTCTTAAGATTGCAACTCACTTATCCTTTAAACCTAATTTTGTAAATTATATGTTTAAAGATGATATGGTCTGTGATGGCATTGAAAACTGTGTTCAATATATAAACAACTTTAATCCAGAAAAATCTAAAAATCCTTTTGCATATTTTACTCAAATTATACATTATGCTTTTTTAAGAAGAATTCAAAAGGAAAAGAAACAACTTGAAATTAAAACTAAAATTATTGAAAGATCTGGTTATGAGGAGGTATTCACTGTTGATGGTGACATGACAGGCACTAGCTCTGATTATAATCAAATTAAAGACTCTGTACAAACAAGAATGAACTATCAGTAAAATGTTTAAACAAGTCGCAAGTTATATTAAAGAAATCAAGGATGCTGCAAAGTATCTACTAGATGGTTTCTCTGTGACTCTTTCTCATATGGGTCGTAGGCCCGTAACGATTCAATATCCTTACGAAAAACTGATACCATCCGAAAGGTATCGTGGTCGCATACACTATGAGTTTGATAAATGTATTGCTTGTGAAGTTTGTGTGAGAGTTTGCCCTATCAATCTTCCAGTGGTTGATTGGGTGATGAATAAAGAAACAAAAAAGAAAGAATTAAGAAATTATTCGATAGACTTTGGTGCTTGCATTTTCTGTGGAAATTGTGTAGAATATTGCCCTACCAACTGTCTATCAATGACGGAGGAATATGAACTCGCTACATTTGACAGGCATCAACTTAACTATGATAATGTCGCTCTTGGACGACTTCCCACTAATGTTACAAGCGATCCCACAGTTAGGTCATTGCGTGAACTTACTTATCTACCCAAGGGTGAGATGGATCCACACACAGTCAAGGACAATGACCCAAGAGTGGGTAAACTTCCAACAGAGGTATTGGATTGGATGACTAAATGAAAATTGCTATTATTACTGATCAACATTTTGGTGCAAGAAAAAACTCCAAATTGTTTCATGATTATTTTTTAAAATTTTATGAAGATATATTTTTTCCAACTTTAATTAAAGAAGGTATTACAACCATAGTTGATATGGGTGATACATTTGATAGCCGTAAGGGTGTAGATTTTGTATCACTAGAGTGGGCAAAAAATAATTATTTTGATAGGTTACAAGAACTAGGTATTGTTACTCATACGATTATTGGTAATCATACTGCTTATTATAAAAATACAAATAACTTAAGTGGTGTAGATCTTTTTCTTCGAGAGTACGATAATATTAAAATATATTCAGAAGCTGAGGAAGTCACGATAGATAAAACAAAATTTTTATTTGTGCCTTGGATTAATTCTGAAAATTTAGATAAAACTTTAGAAGTTATAGAAGAAAGTGACTCTCCATGTGTCATGGGACATCTTGAGTTAAATGGATTTATGGCAACTCGTGGCCATTACATGGAACATGGAATGGATGGAAAAATTTTTGATAAGTTTGATCGAGTCTTTTCTGGACATTATCATATGAGATCAAATCAAGAAAATATTTTTTATCTGGGCAACCCCTATGAAATGTATTGGAATGATGTAAATGATCGTAATCGTGGATTTCATTTGTTTGATACAGATACTCTAGTTCATACACCGATTAATAATCCATATCAAATTTTTCATAATCTTTACTATGATGACACACCTCATCAAATGTTAGATATCACAAAGTATAATGAAAAAATTGTAAAGGTCATTGTTCGTAAAAAATCAGATCCAAAACAATTTGAAAAATATATTGACAAACTCTATTCATCAAATCTAGCAGAACTTAAGATTGTTGAAAACTTTGATTTTACAGAGGGAGAGGAGTTTGAAGCTGAGGAATCTGAGGATACAATTTCTCTGTTAAATAGATATATACAAGAGTCTGAAGTTGATTTGGATAAATTTATTGTCACATCCATACTTCAAGACGTTTATAAAGAGGCCTGTGAGGTCGAGTAATGTTTATTTTAGCTGTAAAGGGTTTTGAAGATGAGGGTGCTTTCTCCGTTGAGAATGAGGATGGAGATCGAGTTCTGATTATGTTTGAAGAAGAAGATGATGCAAATAGATATGCTGATTTAATCTATTCAGAGGATGACACTCCAGAAATGAGTGTGATTGAAATAGATGATAATATCGCAATAAAAGCTTGCGAAATTCACAATTACATGTATAATATAATTAGACCAGACGATATCGTGGTTCCTCCAAAGAATGATTTGTTTCAAAAAGATAAGATGGCGTAATTTGTTGTCTACTGGTAATCAGTGGACAGAGATAGACCTTAATAAAAAATCGAATACAGTAATTATCGGAACAAATGGTGCTGGTAAATCTACCATGTTAGATGCACTTACATTTGTTTTGTTTAATAAACCCTTTCGTAAAATCAATAAATCTCAACTTGTAAATGCTACAAATGAAAAAGATTGTGTAGTTGAATTGGATTTTACAATAGGATCAGTTGATTGGTTTATTCGTCGAGGTATCAAACCAAACGTGTTTGAGATTCATCGTAATGGACAGATGATGAATCAATCCTCTGCTGCGAATGATCAACAAAAATGGCTAGAACAAAATGTTGTGAAGATGAATTATAAATCATTTACACAAATCGTTATATTAGGTAGTAGTACATTTGTTCCATTCATGCAGTTATCTGGATCAAATCGTAGAGAAGTAATTGAGGATTTGTTAGATATCAAGATATTCTCAGCAATGAATAATATTATTAAAGATCGGATTCGAGAAAAAAAAGATAAAGTTAGAACTTTAGAACTTAAAAAAACATCTTTGAAAGAAAAATTAGAGATGCAACAGAACTTTATGGAGGAGGTTGAAAAGAGAGGTAAAGATCGAATTGACTCTAAGAAAAAAAAGATGGATTCATTGTCTCTTGAATCTGAAGGATGCAAAATTGCAAATTTAGCAATAGAAGGAACTGTTGAAGATTTAATAAAGGAACAAGAAAAATTTTTAGGTGCTGACAAAACACTTAAGGAGTTGGGAAATCTAAAGGGTAAAATATCAAATAAGGCATCTACCGTAAAGAAAGAACATAAATTTTTTACGAAGAATACGGTTTGCCCTACTTGCACTCAGGATATTGATGAAAGATTCAGGTTAAATAAATTGGACGAGGCTCAAGAAAAGGCAAAGGAACTTAAATCTGGTTTTGAAGAACTAGAAAAGGCGATTGCTAAGGAAGAGGAAAGAGAACGTCAATTTGTCAATATCACAAAGGAAACTACTAAACTCACGAATGAAATTTCTCAAAATAATATCAAGATCTCTGGATTCCAAAATCAGAT